TTAATTTATAAGGGTTATAAAAAACTTTGATTGGATTAATTAAATAAGATATATAAAATATAAATGTAACATTAATTAACTAAGAGGATAAATAAAAATGAAAGATATAACAAACTACAGCGAAAATGAACTATCTTTATTAGTGATGAATGATGAAGATTATTATATTCAGATGGAAAATCCTAAGCTATTACTAGAAACCTTATACCAAGATTTCATATATACTGATAAGCAGTTGAAAGTATTAATTGATACTATGAGAGAAGATTACGAAGATTACAACGAATAATATAAACTACAATAGAGGAGAAATAAAAATGAAAATTGAAATAGCAGAAGAAAGAATAATAATTAGAAATAAAATAAATAACTTTTCAGATGAAGAAATGAGATTAGCCATTTTTGTTTGTGAAGAAATGAAAAGGGGACATAAAGATGGTATATATGAAAAAGAACATATGGAGAATTGGATATATAAGACAGGGTATGACCTTAAAAATAACATTAAATAATAAAGGAGAAATAAAAATGAGTAATAAAAAAATAAATGATGTAGATATAGATTTTACAGTAAATGTTGAGAATGAGGCATTTGAGGATAATCTTAATATAGAATTAAAAAGAATATTAAAAAATGCTATCGAAAATATGTATTTTAAAGAAGATAGAAATTATATTTTAAGGGATATCAACGGCAATAATGTAGGAAATGTTAAACTAACTATATATGAGGAATAATAAAAATGAAATTACATTACACAAAATATCAAGATAATTATAAAAAATATATTTTAGATTGTATTGAATTAGACGACAACGGGGAGGAATTAAAAACAGATACAAATAAAATAAATTATTTATTAGATAGATTCTATACCGAGCATGGGTGGAATGTTAAAAGGATAGGTAAACAAAAAGCTGTGGCGGAATGGTTGAGCGGAATGGCTATTGATATTCCACATTATTATGATGATATTATAGACCTTGCCATTAATATGGGTAATTGCGAAGATAAACCAAGCGATAAAACAAGGGATAATATATGTAATAATTATTATAATTTTATGGCATTTCAAATATTAAGAATGGAGGATAAATAAAATGACTTTATACATAACAGGGTTAATCGTAGGAACGGGGCTTGGATTAATGATATTTGCCATAGCTACATTAATATATTTAGAACTTAAAGGGGTATAAAATGAAAGTAACTATGAAAGATTTAGAGAATTTAAGCTGGGCTTATAATCTATGGGAAGATAGAATATTAGATAGCCCCTTTAATGATAAAGACGAACGAGTACAAAATGAAAAAGATATTAAAAGTATGAAAAAAACATTTAAAAAAATAAATGATGTGTTATTAGAAAAACTTAAACAACAAAAGGGGGTTTTAAAATGAATGAGCAAGACAGATTAAATGGGGAATATATGACAGTATGGGAAATTATAGGGGCAACTATTATATTTGCACTTATCATAGCAACCACATTTTTAATATTAATAATAGGAGGATAAGATGCATAAAGAAAATGAAATACCGGAAGATATAAGGGCAAGTATTGAGTTGTTAGTAAAAATTATTGCAATCCATAAACCAGATGCAAACATACAAACAGCAATCAAACAACAAATAGATAATTTAAGAAATAAGATTATATATTTTGAGGATACATTATAATGAATAAAAAAATTACCGTAAGAGATAAAGAATTAGCAACAAATAACGCCAGGAATAAGGGTCTTATGAAAAACTCAGATAATTATAAATACTTATATACTAAATATTATAATCTGGAAAATACGTATTATGATATATTTCTAAACAAAACGACAGGGGATTATGAGAGCGTGGAGGTGGAGCTATGGAACACAGACGAACAAGAATAAGGAAACTAGAGAGATGGTTGGAACGCTTTGACCCCGCTAACCCTTATATGGCATTCTTTCATGTGGGAACTAGCCAGGAACAGGTCAAAAAAGCCAGGCATGAACTTAAAATTTTACAACAACAGCGAGGGAAATATGAAAGAAGATAAAACATTAAAGGAAATGGAAGAAAAACAAATGTTAGAAGATGCTTTGTATGATGAAGAAAAAGAAAGACGAGCAGGAATTATAAAAGTAGTTTATGACTCTTGGGCGTTTGAGGAGAAGAATGATGAAAGTTAAAGACTTAGTAGCAATATTAGAAAATTCACACGAGCCAGATGATGAAATAATATTCTATCGTTTAGAAAATTCTGTGCTAACAGAATGTCAACTAGAAACTATACTAAATGCTGATGATAGGTGTGAGATAACAATAGAGGAGGTGGAAGATGAGTAAACAATACACAGTATGGGTAGGTGGTGTAGAAGTAAACGACTATTATCTAACATTAGAAAATGCTACAAGATTATCTAATGAGTTGAAAGATGGTGGATATGATGATGTTGCAATAGAGGAGGTGGAAGAATGAATCCAATATTATTTATTAAGATATTAATTATAGCAATTATTCCTTTCTTAGTTTGGTTTGGATTGATTTTAATGGTTACATATGTCGGTAGAGTATAGTATATTAAAAAACAAAGGGGTGTAATGATAAGCAAAATTATTTTAACACCCCTTAAATCGCAAATGAGGAGCTAATATATGAGTAAAAAATACATAGTACAAAGGTTTGAATGTTATATTACAGAATACGAAGTCAAAGCGGATTCAGAGAAAGAGGCAAAGGAAAAGTTTGATAATGAGGAATACAAAATGATTGATGAATATTATTTAGATGGACATGAAACATGGGGTGAAATAATATTAGAAGAAAAAACAACGGAAAAAATAAATAAGAAAAAATTACATTGAATACTTGCTATGTATGTTTGAGGGGTGTAACATTGCCCCTCTTTTTTTTACCCTCTTCATAATCCCTTTCTATTTCTCGTATTATTTCCAAGCAAGAGTTGCACGTATCAATAAAATTATCTTTTAGGGGGCTTGTAGGTGAAAACTTCTTTGTACTTTCTTCGTCTGATAATGCAATATCACAAATGATGCATCTCATTTTAATTCCTTTTAAGTGTTCAGTATTATAGCCTTAGTAATAAAACATAATACTATTGCTGATAAAATGATATAAAAAATCCTTATAGTTATCATTTCACTTTTTAACTCTTCCCTTTTATGTATTAAATCATATATCAAATTAGATGTTGGATAAACAATAAGGTACAAAGCCCCTAAAGTTAACCAACACCCCATTGTAAGCAATGCCTCACTAGCCATTTATAAAATAAACCAGAGAGGGATTGATAGACAAGCAAGACCTAAGATAATTACGAACAATCTCTCAGATTCCATTGATGATTTATTGATTTGAGGTACTGATTTACTTACAAACTTACGTTTGGTTTTAGGGCTTACTACTACATTAAACCCATTACTCTCAATTAAATCTACTTGTATGTCTATGTCAGATAACTTCTTATCTTCTAATATCATAAGTATATACTCCGTTGTTGTTAATCAAATGTGATGAAAGGATAACGATAAGTATTTTTCATCATTGCTGTAAGTCAATATTAATATTAAGTGTTACCCTTACAAGCACAGGGGTGATTTTACCATATTTTTCGGTAAAAGTAAATACTCAGTAGTAAAATAAATATCTTGACATTTTAAACCCCTATCCCTTAATATATTTCGTACCAACAAGAGGAGGAAGTATGTCAAAAAAAGATTATAAAGTACAAACATTACAAGACGTTATAAATAAAGATGAAATAATGACACAAGAACTTGTAGATGAAATGAAATTAAACTGGTGTATCTCTGATGCAGTAGAAATAATTGAAAAGCATGGGGAAGAATACTTTATGGAAGAACTTAGAAAAAGAATAGACTAATGGCACAATCTAGGGGAAGACCATTACATAAAACATCATGTTCTTTATGTGGTAGTAATAACGGTAAACAAATATTCGTACAGGAAGATGGTACACAAAATTCTTATTGCTTTGCTTGTGAAACGTATGACCCCATGCAAGACACCACCAAAATTAAATACAAAGAGGAATCAACAGTTATGACTATGCCAGATATCAGTAACTTGAAAAGCTTAGAAATACCTGACCGTCTTATTCGTAAAGAAACAGTAGAGTACTACAAAGTAAAACTTGCATTATCAGAATCAGACGGCAAGACAATCACAGAGCATTATTACCCAGACCATAACAACGGTGAGCTAATAGGTTATGAAGTTAGGGATTGTATTAATAAAAACTTTAAGGCAGTAGGTAATCGTAAAGGTGAGTTTGACTTATGGGGACAAAGTACAGCACCATTAGCTCGTAAACTATTTATAACTGAGGGTAGGTTAGATGCTATGGCTTTACATCAAGTCATACTAGACAATACCCCGCCTAAGTATGCACAGTATAAACCTGCTGTAGTATCTTTAACTCGTGGTGCAACATCTGCTAGTAAAGATTTACTGCACAACAGGGATTTTATAAATAAATATCAGGAAGTTATCTTATGTTTTGATAACGATAGTGCAGGAAAGAAAGCAACGAAAGATGCACTAAAGATTATACCACTAGCAAAGGTAGCTATACTCTCAGAGAAAGATGCTAGTGATATGTTAGTAAAAGGTAAAGGAAAGGAATTGTATCAAGCTACTGTTTGGAATGCTCAAGTTTTAAGACAGGGTGAAGTAGTAGATGTGTCTGACTTTATAGATAAGGCTATGGAGAAACCCCAGATGGGTTTAACATTTCCTTGGGCTACTGTTACTAGGGCTTGTTTTGGTATTAGACCACATACAATTCATGTGGTTGGAGCAGCACCTAAGATTGGTAAGAGTGACCATTGCTATCAGTTAGTACACCATCTCGTATACAATGAGAAAGTAAAAGTAGGCATGTTTGATTTAGAAAACTCACCCGTAAAAACTGCTAAGAAGTTAGCCAGTAAAGAGGCTAAGTTAGATTTTACTAGACCTGATAAAGAATACTCAGATGAGTTACTAAGAGATACTTTAGAATCATTAGAGGGTAAAGTTAGATTTTACGATAGGTCAGGTAGTAGGGATTGGGAAGATATAAGAGTAGCAATAGAGGAAATGCATTTACTAGATGGTATTAATATATTTATACTAGACCCGTTGACTGCCCTTATTTCACGATTTAGTTCTTCGGATGCTAATGATAAGCTCAATGAGATATGCACAGATATGTCGGATTTAGTTTCAAATTACCCTATTACTATATTCTGTTATTCTCATGTTAACCCTAAACCAAAAGGTGCTAAGACACATGAGCAAGGAGCTAAAGTTTTAAGTTCTGAATTCACAGGAAGCCGAGCCGCTGAGAAATGGTTTCATTATGGGCATGGTATTATGAGGAATAGAACGGAAGAATGTCCACCCGAAAGAAAGAATATGTCCACGTTTCAGATGCTGTTTGATAGGGAATATGGACAGTCTTATAGTGCTGATGTATACTTTGATGAGGAAACAGTAACTTATTTAGAGCCGGACAGGTGGGGTAAAGCAAGATGACAGATTATGTAATAGATTTAGAATGTGATGGGCTTAAACCAACGCATATACATTGTTTATCTATAGATGATTGCAATGGTAAGGCTTGGACTCTAGTGGAATCAAAAGATATAATAGATTTCTTTGACACATTAGACAGTACGGACAGAGTGATAGGACATAACTTCATTAGGTTTGATGCAGTTGTATTAAAGAACTTATTAAATATAGATATCAAAGCTCATATTGTAGATACTACTGCACTTAGCTGGTATCTTTACCCAAATATTGGTAAGCATGGATTAGCTTTTTGGGGTGAACGTCTTAATATTAAGAAACCTGTAGTAGAGGATTGGGATAACCAACCTATCGAAGTATATATTGAAAGGTGTGAAGAGGATGTAAAGATTAATCTTGCACTATGGCAAGTGATGAAAGAATACTTAGATAAATTATATGAAGGTAAGGATAGTAATAAACTTATAAGATATTTAGCACATAAAATGAACTGTGCTACATTACAAGAACAAAGCAGATGGAAGTTGTGTACATTTAAAGCGACTGTATTGCTAGATGAGCTAACAGATAAATATAAAGTAGCGGTTGATGACTTATCTAAGGTTATGCCGGAAGTACCAAAGACAGCAAAGCGTACACGCCCCGCCAAACCCTATAAGAAAGATGGTAGCTTATCAGCTATTGGCATTAAGTGGGATGAATTAACAAAGGAAAACAATTTACCATTTGATTTTGATGAAGAAATAAAAGTAGTGGTGGGACAGACCCCACCGAATCCTAGTAGTGTACCACAAATTAAGAACTGGTTAGAATCTTTAGGGTGGAAACCAGCTACTTATTCGTATAATGATGCAGGTAAAAGTGTACCTCAAATTAAAAAACCAGATGGTAATTTATGTGAATCTGTGGATAGGTTAATAAAAGATAATCCAGAATTAGAACACCTTAGGACAATGACCGTAGTCAAACATAGGATAGGTGCAGTTCAAGGCTTGATAGATAATATTGATGAGGGTGGTTTTGTACAAGCTAGAATACAAGGGTTTACTAATACATTAAGATTTAAACATGCAGTCTGTGTTAATTTACCTTCTGACCGCAAACCGTACGGTAAAGAATTACGTTCTTTATTTACAGTAAGAAAGCAAGACCATACATTGTGTGGCTCTGATATGGCTAGTTTAGAGGATAGAACTAAACAGCATTACATGTGGGACTACGACCCAGAATATGTAACAGCTATGACAACGGAAGGCTTTGACCCACATTTAGATTTAGCATTATCAGCAGGTGCAGTAACACAAGAACAAGTTGATGAATATAAATCTGGTAACAAGACTGATGAAGTAACTCAGCTCAGACATAACTACAAGGGTGGTAACTATGCCTGTACTTATGGGGCGGGTGTTACTACTTTATCTAAACAGCTAGGTATTAGTGAAGCAGAAGCTACTAAAATACATAAAGCATATTGGGAACGTAACTGGGCTTTAAAAGAAATAGCTAGTGATGCTGTAGTTAAAACAGTAGATGGTCAGCCCTGGCTTTATAATCCTGTATCTGAATTGTATTACTTCCTAAAGGCAGATAAGGATAAGTTCTCTACCCTGAATCAAGGCACAGGTACTTATTGTTTTGATATGTGGTTAGCCTTTATCGTAAGGAAAAGAAAGCAATTAACAGCTCAGTTCCATGATGAAGTTATCCTAGAATTACAGGAAAATAAACAACAGGAAGTAACAGCAATATTAAAAGAATCTATACAAAATGTAAACAAGCTTCTGAAACTAAACAGGGACTTGGATTGTGATATTTCTTTTGGAAAAGACTATTCACAAATACATTGAGTATGATATACTGAAATAGTATTAACAACAATGGAGATAAAACTATGGCAATAAATAGAGTATCACCCCAAGCAGAGAAGAGTACTTCTAATATAGAGTACACTAATGTTGCGGAAGGTGAACATGAAGGTCGTTTAGTTTATGTTGCTGACTTAGGCTTACAGGAAAGAAACTTTGCAGGTGAGGAAAAACCACCAGCTCAACAGCTTTCTTTAGGTATTGAGTTAGTAGGACAGGTGCAGACTTTATCAGACGGTGGTACATTACCAAGAATCCTATGGTCTAAACCTTTTAACATATTCCAAACTATGAATGAACGTGGTAACGAATATAAGTATTACAAAATGTTTGTACCCACAGCCAGAGATGGTGAGGTAGCAGATTGGGATAGTGTATTAGGTATGCCAATTAATGTTGTCGTTTCTCATAGCAAGTCCGGGGATAGAACTTATGATAATATAAGTAGCATGTCTTCTATACCTGCTAAATATCAAGAACAAGTAGCTAAAGCAGAAACTACTCAAATGTCAGTAGGAGATGCGGAAGACGAAAACAATATAGCAACTAAAGCTATGTTTGGTTTAGTTAAATACTTGCATGATAAGAGAGTAAACGGACCAGTAGCCGAAAAAAGTACGCCTGTTAAAGCAAAGGCAGTAGCAGACACAGAGTTTGCGGAAGAGGATATTCCTTTTTAATTATGAAGCTACTAATAGATGGCGACCCAATAGTTTATAGGATTGGGTTTGCATGTCAGAAGAAGGATAAGGAGACGGGTGAAGTCGAGGCTGAACCTGTTCCTTATACTCTTTACTCTTGTAAAACATTTGTAAATAATATTTTAAATACTACAAAATGTGATACTTACAAGATTTTCTTATCTGGTAAAAATAATTTCAGATATAAAATAAGAGAAGATTATAAAGCTAATAGGTCTGGTGCAATTAAACCAGTTCACTATCAGCTTATTAAAGACTATCTAGTAACACAATACAAAGCTCAGATAGTTAATGGCATGGAAGCTGATGATGCATTATCTTTATCTCAAACGGAAGATACAGTAATAGCTACTATTGATAAAGATTTATTAATGGTGGAAGGTAAGCATTATAATTATGTCAAGGAAACTTGGCAGGATGTTACAGCTCAAGACGGAGAACGATTCTTTTATAAGCAGATGTTAACCGGTGATAAAGTTGATAACATTATTGGCATACATGGTATAGGTGAGAAGAAGGCTACCAAAATTCTTGATAATACTCCTAAAGAAGAATGGGATAAAGTAATACTAGACCTTTACCAAAAAGAATTTACTCCTGACGGTTTTCAAAGAGCCGTAGAAAATGCACAACTATTATGGATGTTGCAGAAAAACAAACAAATCCCTTTGGATTTTGTTAAGGAGTTAATAAGTGAAAGTAAGGCAAAGAAGAAATAAAAATATATACAGAAGTGGATTAGAAAGTACCTTCGCAACAAATACAAAAGGGATGGGTTTTGTTTTTGAACCGGAGAGAATGCCCTATATAGTTCACCGTAAGTATGTACCTGATTTTGTTAAAGGTAACGTACTGATAGAATGTAAAGGTTTTTTTAGGGCAGGAGATACACTTAAGTATAAATCAGTTAAGAAACACTACCCCGACAAAGAACTAATATTTATTTTATCCGACCCTTTTAAAAAAGTTAGGAAAG